ACTGAGACCCATTGTTGCCATTGCTAACATTGTAGCATTACCTGTGGGTAAAGGTGCTGTGGATGCCATAGAGGCACCGCCCATTAATCCTGATGACATTTTTATTTATTTATATTACTATTACTATTTTATATATTTTTTTATAATTTATATACTATTAATTTAGAATTTTAATTTTGAATAATAAAAAATAATAAAAAATAATATTTTTTAAATAAAAATATAAACAATTATAAATTTTTTAATAAAAATATAAAAAATAATAAATTTTTTAAATACAAATAAAATACAACTATTTAAGCATTAAGAGGATAAAATAGAGTGCCACAAGATGTTAATTTGTCAACATTGTAAGTTCCACAATGAGATAAAGGGGGACCATATTTGGTTAAATTTTGAGGGCTATTTTTCATATCATATCTACAACCATTAATATCATATCCAGAACGGTCTGGCTGACCATTTTGAGTTAAAAAATCATTTTGACATTCATTATCAACAATGTCTTGAACACCATTAACATTATTAGTATTGTTAGAAACAATAGTAGCGGTGCTAGTTTCACTATTGTGTTGAAAAGGTTTAATGTTATTATTAGGAAATGGTTTGGTAGTATCATAAATAAATTCAGAATCACTACGAATAGTATCATCAGTTGAGTTAATGACTTTGGGTTCTTCAATAAATTTAACTTTACGTTCATTATTAACTTTATTATTATTAACTTTATTATTATTTATATTATTAGTGATTGCTTTAGTGGTCATTGCGTTAGTGGTCATTGCTTTAGTGGTCATTGCTTTAGTGGTCATTGCGTTAGTAGTCATTGCGTTAGTAGTCATTGCATCATTTTTACGAATTACAATTGAAGATTTGCTTTGTGTATCAATATACATAGACATAAATACAACAGCAAGAGCAAATATAATTCCACAATGTAAATCTATTAATAATGTTAAAATAACGAGAGTGATAAGTAAAATATAATTTACATTATCATTAAATAAATTTCTAATCATTGGAAATGTAGTTAATATAGTATCAGGAAATACTAAAAATAATGTAGCAATTATCATACAACAGCACATTTTAATATCTATCATATTAATCATTTTTTTTAATTAATTATTATATAATATTATATTATAATTATATAATATATTTTTTACAATTATAAATTTTAATTTTAAAATTTATTAATAATTATTTTAATTATTAATTTTAATAATAATTATTTTAATTATAAAATTTATTAATTATTATTTTAATTATAAACTATAGTATTATCTAAATTGATAAATTAATAAATTGATAATATAATATTATATAATAGTATATAACTAGAATTATAAAAATGAGTAAATCATTATTTGAAGAATTATCTGAATTTACAGATGAATTAGTAATATTACTTAAAGAAGATTGGGAAAAAACAAAAAAATTTGTAAGAGAACATAAAAAATATTTTTTTTGGTTATGTGCTCTTTTTATTGGAGCACAATTTACAGATATAATGACATTAGGAAAATCTTGGGATGCTTATTGTAAAAAAAATGGTATTCAAAATGGAGGGGGTGAGGGTGAACCAGCACCAGAGGCATCAACAGATGCAAAAGCAACAGCAGATGCAAAAGCATCATCAGAAGCAAAAGCAGCATTAAAATCTCAAAACACAGGTTCTAAAAAAGATGGTAAAAAAAGTATGACAAAAAGTATGGCACAAAGTATGAGACGAAATCCTGTATTTGGGAATATGAACCATATTTTTAGTATGACAACAAGTATGTTTTCGTTAGCATTATTTTTATTAGCAATTGTTGGAATATTATCATTACCTGTTATCATATTTATAATCATTACATATTGTGTTATTAAAAGTTTATTAAATAAACTTGCTATATTATAAATTAATGTATTTTTAATAAATTTAAATCTATAACTATATTTTATAAAATTATTATATAATTTTATTTATTAAATTTAAATATATTTATTTAGTATAGTAATAGAAATGGATTATACAAAGACGTATGATACTATAATTAATTATTTAGTTGATAAAAATATAAAAGGTAATGAAAATGATACAACACTATCTAAAATAGAAAAATTTTTATTAAAATATAAAAGAATTATTGCTATAGTTTTATTAATACTATTATTATATATAGGAAATCAATGTAATTTATCATATTTAAATATAAATGTAAATCATAAAAAAGAATATATATTAAATGGTGGTTCTGAGGGTGAACCAGCACCAAGTGATGACAGAAATAAAAAACAAAGAGCATATGATTTTGGAGCAAAATATGCTAATAAATTTAAAGATAATTCTTCTGTAATTTATGGATTTATTTATTCAATAGCAATAACAATATTAATGTTTCTTATATTTGTGCCTGCTGTTGGATTTATTGTTATAGGATTTATATGTTATTCACTTCTTAAAACTAGAATAATAGCACTTAAGAGTTTATAATGATTTTTTAGAATCATTTAATTGATTAACACCAATAGAAGTATTTTTTAATAAATTTTCATACGTTTTAATATCATAATCAACTTTATCTTCTTTAGGTATATAATTAAATTTACCTGAAGCAATATAGTCTTTACTTTTATTATCTATTTCTTTTAATTTTACAAAGACATCATTATCAAAATATTTATTATATAGTTCAGAAATAACTTCTTTTGATAAGTTTGTTTTATAAGGGTCAAAATTAATTTGTGCTTTGATTTGTCTTAATAATTCATCTTTTTTTACATCATCCATTTTAAATCTATCATCAACACCAAGTAAATTGTTTTCAACAACTGTATTAATTTCGTTTTGTTCTGTTTCTTGCTCTTGTTCATCATCTTCAAAATATTCTTTATAAGAACATTTAATAGGACCAATAATTAATATAAATAATAATATACCTGTATATTTATCATAGTTCATAACTAATAATAATAAACAAATATATAAAATAAGGCAATATTTATTCATTATATAATCATTGTAAAATTTATAAACATTATTTGTAGTTTTTAATGTTAAAAATTGAATAAATATATAGACAAATAGTATTGTAATAAAACAATGACAATATAACTTAATGTTTTTTTTATTAATATCTTTTTTATTAAAAATCATTTTATAAGTTTCTTATATTATAGTATTAATTTATTTTTTATTAATTATAATTTGATTAATTTTACATTTTTAAGAAATAGTTATAATTTAATTTATAAATATTTATAATTTATAATTAAGTATTTTATAAATTTTATTATATTATTATATATATAGTTATATAAACTTAAATAATAAATAATTATTATATCTTATGTGTTCTATTGAAGAAGCGTGGGCAGGACAAGATTTTGATAATAAACCAGTAGTATCTCAAGCCGATACACACAATGCTTATATGTCATTACCAGATAATGTATTTCATCGTGCAACTGATTTAAATTTAAATGAACCTAATAAACCTAAATCAAGAGAATTAACAAGAGGAATTAATTCTAAATATTCCAGAGAGCCTCGTGTTCCTAAAATGGTTAAAAATACAAATGATGTTAGTATGAATATATCTTCTCAAATGCCTCCTTTAAATAATTATGGTGGTCTAGAACCATTACCTTCATTTATGACTATTTATAATAATAAAGCAAAACATACACAACCTCAGTCTTCTCAACCTAACCCCACACTATCAGAGCCTCAACCTATAAGCACAGGAGATCATTTTACAGATATTGGTAATGCTTTTCAAACTTCTAGATTAATGAATAATTTTATGGGTGTTGGAAGAAATCATTTAAACAATGAACAGGAACACTTTGATGATAATTTAATCAATCAAAATACAAGTGAAGAAGATAATATTATTAACCGTAAATATGATATTAAGAAAAATAGAAAAAATAAAAATAAAAGTAAATTTTCAAATATAAATAGCAAAAATAATAATAATGATTATGATAATGTAGATAATGAATATGATAATAATGAACACGAAAATAACTATTCAAATGAATATGAAACTACTGAGAATGATAATGAAGATAATACTAATGAAAATAATCATATGATTAAACAAAATGATGTTCATATTGAAAAAATGTTAGTATCAATCATTCATAAATTAAATCAAATGGATGAAAATTTACATTTATATCAAAAAAGAAATATGTATGATATTATATTATATATAATCGTAGGTATGTTATTATCATTTGTTATTTATTCAGCAATGAGAAAGTAAAAAATAAAATAATAAAATAATAAAATAATAAAATAATAAAATAATAAAATAATAAAAAATAAAATAATAAAAAATAAAATAATAAAATAATAAAATAATAAAAAATAATTAAAATAAATTATCTATTTTATTTTGAAATAATTCTAAATCATCACTATCATAAATTGAATTGTGTGTATTTTTATAATCATCTATAGGTTTATAATCTATATTTTTAGGATTTGATTTTTTTGTTTTTATAGTTTTATAATTCTGAGTATCATTATAGTTATAGTCATTTTCATTCATTTGTTCATTATCGCGCCCCGTGTATTTAATCATTAATTGATTTTGTGGTTGTATAGAATTATAATAATCAACAACTTGATTAGAATTAGGTATATTAGTTATTGAGGGTGTTATATTATACACTTTACTTTTATTATAATGTTTTGGTGTCCAATATATATTTATAGTTGTAGGAGGAGCAAAATAAATTTCAAAGCCTTTTTCTACTAATTTATCCATAATAAATCTAACACATTCACCGACATTATATAAGGGTAATCCAAAAACTACATTAGGAACAATAAAAGCACAATTATAATCGTTATTTTGTTTATTGATATTCAATATTTTTTTATAACACATTTCTAATACAGTTTCAAATGTTTTATATTTTTTATTTTCTCTTTCTTCAACTTCAGTTCTTAATTTATTAATATTTAAATTCATTGTTATAAATATATTGTATTATTTTACCAGTGTTGAATTATTTTAATATTAATGATTTAAATTAGAAATTTAAATTATAAGTTTAAATAATTACTTCAAATTAATATTTATAATTTATATTTTAAAATTAGAAATTTTACAATATTTTTTTTCAGAATAAAAAAATTATATACAATTAATATAATAAATAAAAATATTTATAAATAAAAATATTTATAATAAATATATTTATAAATAATAAATATATATATAAATAATAGCAACTGTATAAATATAGTAAATACTAAACTATAGTAAGAAATAGAAATGAATCAAATGCAAAAAATATCATTTAATAAAGAGTTATGTGATGGTAATATAAGTTATGCTGGTCGCGGTGATTTAATAATCCAAGGTCAATTAAAAAATGTTGCACCTATAAATTCTAAATTATATTTTTGGGCGGCAGCACCACCAACTTATGGATCTAGTTTTTCAGGTTCTGGTATGCCTTACCCCAATGCTTTAACTGCTTACGATAGAACACCTAATAAAGGTGTATTAAATATTACTGATAATAATTTTACAATTAATATGAAATATCCTAATTCCTACTATACTGGTTTAGGTACTGTTCATGTTCCACCTCACATTAATTTTAAAATTTGTCAAGATAATCAAGAAGATAAACATTTTAGCGTCCAAATTGATGATGGTGTTCCTTTTCGTATGTTAACTTATCCCGCACCACCAACTAAAAAAGCAAGAACATCAGCCATGTTTTATTGCGAACCTGAAAAAAATGCTAGAACCCAAGAATCAATATTAAGAGCAAGTGCTTATCCTGCTACTAATCATATGCCTGATAATTTCTGGGGTGATAGACCACCAAGGTAAATAATTAATTAAATAATTAATTAAATCATATAATTATATTAAATTAAAACTAAACTTATTAACTAATAAAATTTAGTTCTTCTTTATAATGTTGAATTATAGATTTATATTTATTTATAGTATCTATAATTGAAGTTATTTCTTTTGTAATATTTTGTTCATTCGTTATATAAAAATGTAAATCTTTAATACATTTACTTATAGTAATTATATTATTTTCAGACTGTTTAATCGTAATTTTATTATTATTAATAGTATCTATCATTTTAACTATAGTTTCTTTTCTTTCTTTTTCTATTCTTTCTTTCACTATTGTAAGCCTTTTATACGCATTTATTGTATTTCTCTTAAGTTCATTATAGTTTAAATCAAATTGTGTATTTATTTTATGTATAACAATTGTTTCATAATTATCATAGTTATAGATTAAATTATTTAATGTTGTATCTAGAGATTTCTTTTTTTCTTTATAATATTTAAAGTCATTTTTATAAGTTATATTTTTTTGGGAAGATGGTGTAGTAAGTTCATTTAACATAGTATCGTTTATTAATTTATATTTATTCATTTTTTTAGTTATATAGTTAATTTCATTTGTATTACATTCTATCAAGTCATCACAATAATTAATTTTATCTGAAAATGATAACTCTATATTTATATTAAATTTGGTATAATATTCGGTTAATTTATTCTGTAGTGTATCATTACTAGTATTATATTCTATATCATTACTAGTATTGTATTCTATATCAATACTAATTTTTTTTAATTCTTCTAATTGTTTATTTTGTAGTTTTAAGTTATTAATTTGTTCAGTATAATCATTTATTGTTTTTATATTGTTTATTTTTTCTTCATTTAGTTTTAATTTAGTTTGTTTATTTTGAATTAATTGAGTTAATGTATGTTTTCTAGATGAATGTAAATATTGTTTTAATTCTTCCATACTATAATTATTTTCTTTTATTTCTAATTTTAATAAGTTAATATCATTCTCCAGAGTAATTTTATTATTATATGCTTTACTAATAGTAAGTTTATGTAATTGTTGTGTTTCTTCTGTTTCAATGTTAATTCTTTCTAATTCATCTTTTAATATTAGTTCTTCATTTTTTATTTTATTTAAAAGTGTATCAGGTATATAGTCTTTACTTGACTTAATATTATTTTCTAATTCATTATTATTTTTAGTTAATCCAGAGATAAGTTGTTTATTATTTTGTTTTTCTTGTTCTAATAAGGTAATTTCATTATTAAAATACTCATAATTTAATTTAGTAATAGTATAATTAATAGTATTATTATTATACTCTTGGTTCTTTGCATATAATAAAGTTTGTAAAGTAGTATTTAATTTAAATGTTATATTAGAATGTGTCTGTGATAGTAATAAATGTGGTGATATAAGTGTTTGTAATGTTGATATAAGAGTATCATACTTTGTTTCTAATTGAGTTAATTCATTTGTAGTATTCTTTAATTTATTTTCAATTAATTCTTTCTGGTGTTTTGTTTTTTTAGACATTATATTTAGTATAATAAAAAGTAATAAAAGATTTTAAAAAATAAAACTAATAAAATAAAACTAATAAAATAAACTAATAAAATAAACTAATAAATGTAATTACAAATGGTCATTAAGTAATTCTTCAATTTTATCTTTATCAGTGCCTATTAAAGTATTACAAAGCGTGCCA